GTGACTGTAACTCTACAGTCATGCCGCCAGCAGCCTCAGTCTGATCCTGCACGATAGCATCAAACATCTTCCAGCGATTCGTGCTGGAGACCTCGACCCAGTATGTGCCATCGTCAATAGTCGGATCGTTGCCGGTATTCGAGCCTTGCTGCGATTCGTAAATCTTGTGAGTAGCAGTCGCCGCGCCACCGCCTGTGCCTGTGACCATCACCAGCGCAGCATCAGCATAAGTCGTGCCAGATGCCCATTCCGATTCGTCCGCCTCGGTAACAGTAGACGATTGGAATATGCTGTCTGTGATTGTTTCTGGTCGAATGATCTTCACAATTATGCCCTCGTTGGCGGCAAGCCATTCTTGTCCCAGCGGTCATACAGGCGATATGACTTGGCGGTGTTCCTGGCCACAGCGATCATGATTTCCTCAATCGAGCCACGCAGTGATGCAATGTCCATTGCCATGCTGTCCCTGGCATTTGCTTCTTGGGCGGTCAAGACTCGCTCGCCAGCATGTAGCTCAGCTACAAAGCCATCGTGCGGAACATTGTACAGGCCATCCTTGAATGATCCATCCACCATATCGTACAGCGAAGTCTGCAGCAGTGGATGATTCTCAATCTTGGAAAGCGTATCTGACGCGTCAGTGCCGAGCCTGCCTTTGATGCGCCTGTAAAGATCAATCAGCACGGCAGGCTCAAATCCAGCCATGCCTTCGGTATCTTCTGGGCCTAATCCCATCATGAACGGCTGGGCATTGGCCTCAAATGCCTCTAACAATTCTTGCGCCTGGACAGCTGGCGGCAATTCATCGAATGATGGATAGTTTGGCCTGTTCAATCCGAATATATCCCACTTGAGCGCAAGATAGCCAAAGAGCGCAGCCGGGCCGAGAGTTTGCAATGCAGAACTGATGCCACCGCCGGTTGCTGCTGCTGTTGTGCCTGTCGTTGCGGCTGTTGTGGCGGCAGTTGTTCCACTAGTCAACCCTGTTACTGCTGTTGTGCCAGCCAGTGCGCCTGGCGCAGTAAATCCGGCAGTGGTTCCAGCGGCCAGGCCTGATCCTGCAGCCAGCGCTGCAGTGTTTATTCCACCAGTTACTGCGGCAGATGTGGCTGCCGCAGATGTGGCTGCTGCTACTGATGCCGCTGCAGTTCCAGCTGCGCCGCCTCCACCGCCAAGAACTGCAGCAGCTGCGCTGGCGAGACCGGATATAGTTGAGCTAATCGAACTGAATATGCCGCTGAACATCGAGCTAATGCTGGAGCCAAGATTAGAGAACCCGCCGCTGATTATTTCCATCACGCGGCTTGCAGCCCAATCAGCCAACATCTTCACCAACATGGCTTTGAATGAATCTCCGATGTTCTTGAATGCGTCTTGTCCATTAGTAAACAGATCAACAAAGAACCCGGATATGGCGTCTTTGGTGGCCTTGGTATCTTCTTCAATCTTCTTCTGCGCTTCTTCATTGGCTTTTGCCAGTTCATCGGCAGCAGTTGATGCTGCATCCAGGGCAGCCTTTTCGTTGTGCAACTCAGTGGTGGCGGCAATGATTTGCTCACCAAGTTCTGACGTGGCATCGACTCCGGCTTTTTGCAGATTGTTTCGGATCTCCAGTTCCAGGTTGCTGAGATGCAGGGCTTCCTGCTCATTACTGATTGCGCCCAGCACTTCCAGCGCCTTGGTACGCATGGCTTCCATTTCCACCTCAGCGGCAGCGGCAGCAACGGCAGTCTCGTCTATCTGCACCTGGAAGTCAGACAAGGATCGCTCTGCTTCCACGAAATTATCGTCAGCCAGCTCGGTCTCTGCGTTCAGTGTTTCCAGTTCGCCGTATAGTTCCTCGATCCTGTTCCTGGTAGTGCGAATCTGAATGCCGAATACCCCGGCAGACTGATCACCCTGCTCCAACGCCTCCAGAGTTTCATCGAACGTGCTGTTGAATGTCTCAATGGCATTAAGCGGATCCATAGTTGCAGCTTTGACCGCTGTCCAGGTAGCAATGGCCTGGCGCTGAATGTCCTTGAACAGGTCGGTGATGCTGCTCAGCACAGGAGCAAAGGCATTCATCAAAAACAGCATCAGCTTATTCCAGCCGATCTGGATATTGATCGCTGCAGATTGTGCAGCCTTCTTGATGGCGTCCCAGTGCCGGATCATGATCACTGCAGCGGCTCCCAGAGCCATTGCAAGCGCAGCAAATGGATGGAACGCGATTACTTTATACAAAGCAATTACAGCCGTCTGGACAGCTGATATGGCCGCTAGAATCATGGTCGGGCCGAAAGCCACGCCTGCAGCAGCAGCGGCAGCCATGAAAGCAGTGCCCAGAATATCGAGATTCTCTGTTGCAAAGACTATCGCGGTGCTGGCAGCAGATATTGCAGCACCGAAAGCATTGATGCCGCCCGCTTCTCCGATAGCCAGGAAGAACTTGGTCACTTGGTCAGATAGATTTGACAACAATCCTGGCAGGCGCTTCATCTGGTTTTCCATCGCGCCAGCAAAATTCACCTCGCCAATGCTCATCAGATATTCTTCAATCTCTGCAGCATTCTTGCCGATAGTGGTGGTCATGCCCTGGAATGTGAATGAAACCCGGTCGCCTTCTGACTTGGCCTTGATACCGAATTCCTTGAGGCGCTCAAACTCGCCAGTGGTCGCATCAGCCACCGCCTCGATCATCTGCATCATGTCCTTGCCCATCGCTGCGGCAGTGTTGCCGTAGGACTGCAAAGCCCGCTCGGATGGAGTCAGACCCAGAGCGGTCAGCTTGGTAAATGCTTCAACAGATTGATCTAGTGTGAATGGCGTAGTGGATGCAAATCCCAGAAGTTTGTCGAATGCGAATGCTGCATTCTCGGTGCTGCCGGTCATCGTGACCAGGGAGCCTCTCAGTCGCTCTGTGGCGGTCACTGTGCTTGCAAATGAACTGACTAGAGCGCCAACCCCGAGCGCAGCCATAACGCCGCCCAGGGCTTTGTACGCAGCAGAAACGCGGCCTGTACTCTTGGCCATGCTGTCATTGGCGGCATTGATGTCCTTGCTGACCTGGGTTCCGGTACGGCCAAGTTTGCCAATATCATCATTCGCAGCTTTGACTTCGCGAGTATCAACTTTGATCTGGATTGTTGCTAAGTCCATCTTTGTCCTTCACAACGATCTGCCGCAGAGCAGACTTCATAGATGATGCAATTCGCGCATTTTCGCGGTCACTGCGGAATGGCGCTGGTGCGTCTTGGTTGTCGTATTTTAGCACAGAGGCGGCATATATAGCCGACAGGCGCTTTATTGTCTCCGCTTCCCATGAATTTATCGGCATCTTGGTGCGCGAGACGAATGCATCTATCTCCTGCCAACTGATGCCCTGTATCCCCGACCCGTTGTTAGTAGCAACCCCGACCCGGCTCAATAATTCGATCAGATACGCGAACGGCTCCACATCCGGGAACCGGTCACGCACTGAGTCATCATCTAAATGGTCAATCCTTGGACTAGCCTGGTCTTTCGCCCTGGTGTTGAGCCAAGCCCACTGCCGGACATATAGGTCTAGCAGTGAAGTTATTTCAAAAAATAACTGGCTCGATCTCCTGCGGCTTCAACCAATTGTTCTGCAATCCAGTTTCGCTTCTCATAGAGCATCTGAGCATTTTCTTTGTTGCACTTGAGTGCTTCGCCGTCAAACTCGATGTTCTTTGTCCACTTGACTGTGCATTCGCTGAGAATCTCGTACAGCGCAGCCTCAAGCGCACTGCTGGGTACGTTCTTGCCCTTGTACCGATTGGCGTTCTTGGTATTGATGCGCTTGGCAGCAGCCTGCCACGCCTCACTATCCTTGCCCAGTACAGTAATAATCAGTCGCTCGCCAGCTTCGTCCTCCAGGTAGTCCCCAGTGACCGGATGCTGGAGAGCGACATCAATGCCATTCTCAGCGGCAGCTCGCAAATCAATGTTTGCCAGATCCATATATCAACCCTTTAGTTATTGTGGTTTATGCAGCTACGTTGAAAGGCGCACGAGTCAGTTCAAGCGTTACAGTGTCCTGCTTGATGCTGTCTGATCCTCCAGCATTGATTTGATAAGACATAACCAGGGCAGTGAAGTAATCATCTTCGCCGTCTGGATAAGTGATCTTGATCGCCACCTCAGCATCGGAAGTGTGAGCAGTCTTGAGTGCGACTTGTCCAGTATCGGCAACGTCAGCAGCGAAAGTCAGCGTCAAAGCGCCATCATTGATAGAGCCTTTGCGCTTGGTCACGCGGCGCTCGCCGAGCGGGTTATGAGTGATCAGATTGTATACTGAGCCGAAAGCTGGGATTTCAGTCACTTCGCCAACGGTGCTGAAGCTCAGGCTGGGATAACCAGTGGAGCCGTCAGAATCGAAGGTGGTTGGCAAAGTTGCGCTGATGCCCAGCGTAGTTCCTGCAGATGTTTGAATAGCCATGTTGTAACTCCTTTGTTACTTTGCAGCGGCTCGCAAGTTCTTTACCAGCAGCCGATTAAATTGTTGCATATTGCGCCTGACCATGCCGTCTGGAGCCTGGTCAGAGTATCCATATTCCAGCCTGCGGATATATGGCAAATTGTTCGTCAGGTAAAAAATATCACCGATTGAAGCATTGGCAGCGCTGTTCACTTTTGCAATCGCAGCACCTTCGCTGGTATTGCTGGTCTCGCTGCCGATTGGTGAGCCTACGCTTGCCTGCCAGTTGCCCCTGGCTCGGCCAGTATCCACTGGCGTCTGCCGGATAATCGCTGAACCAACCTCGAAAACAGTGGCCCGGATTCCCTGGCTGATAACTTTGTCCAGCTTTGCGGAAACCTTCTGCCAATCAGATTCAAAGCTCATACCAGCGCCCGCCATTCAATCGTGACCGGGATATTGTACCAGTTGTCCTCTACCACTGCGCCATTGACGCGGCTTTGGGTGATCTTTACGGTCACGCCGTTATATGTATATTCCGCGCCCCGCGGAAAGTGTGCCGAAACAAGCCTGGCCTGCTCCTGGGCATCAAATCTGCGGTCACCTCGGCCATCAGCCACGGTCACCTGGTATATCCCTTCATAGTCATCGGAACTGGCATGAGCCATGCCCACCTGCTCCTTGATGTTCGGGATGAAATTCTCGCGCAAGTACAAAGTGCCTTCTGTCGGCTCATACGGCGTATTCTCATAGGCTATCGGCGGGTTTCCAGCTGCCTGGATTGCCGTCAAGCGTACAGATAACGCGGTATTGATGTCTTTCTCCGCTGCGCTCATATTCGTAACTGACAGATATAAATAACATTCGTGCCAGCAGGATTCACCGGCTGCACGTTCATCACGCGCCAGGTCTTGCTGTTCACCGATACCGTCCAATCTGGCTCTGGCTCAGTTGCAACATTGTTGGCAATGAGTCGCAGATCGCCTGCCAGGACAGATTCGCCATCAATCTCGGTATTCTGGTAATTCGTGGCTATTCCATAACCTGTAACAGTTGCCGTGGTGCCTGGATCAGTCACTTCCCCGGTGGCGGGATTGATCACTGCTCCAGTGGTATAGCTGAAGGTGATCGCCTGGCCATTTTCGCGTAGCAACCGCTCGGAAGTGGTCTGCAGCGCCGAATAATTGATCGCCATGATCTATGCCCGGATCGTGCTGAAATTGTTGCCCATCGTGCTGCTGGTCACCAGCTTTCGCATGATGTTGCCCACGCTGCGGATCACAACGGTCGGCCCGGCATTGTCCATGTATTCTACTTCCAGCACATCAACCCGCTCGCGTTTAACTGAGCGATCCAATGTGGAAAGCGGATCATTACCACTCATGATAGAGATGGCAATCGTGATCTGAGCATCTTTGACCAACTGCGGGATGGCATCTGAATCAGTCAGATAGCCATCGAGCCAGAAGTCAGATCGTGGGAATTGCAATGGCTGAGTTTCGATGAACTTGATGCCTTTGAATGGCTGCTGCTCAAAGTAATCCATCGCCAGGATCAGCAATTCAGATTCATCGCCGTATGTACTGACAATCGTGATGTTTCTGTCATTGCAGAACTGCGTGAACTCGGCAACAGTCGCATAACTGTTGGCACCAGTAACAATACTGCCATCTTCAACGATAATCGTAGCCATTGCTCTCCACCACAAGAAAAGCGGGCAGCAAATGCCACCCGCTGTTCATTGTCAGACTTAGCCCAGCAGGATAGCCATGTGCTCAGGCTTGATGGCAGAAACGCCCCAGGCCAGAGCTACTTCAAAGTGAACCTGACGGTACTCTTTGTACATGCTCACTTCAAAAGTGATGCCGGAACGCGGATCAGTCATCAGCATGACATCCTCAGCCAGATCGCCTTCTTCTGGTCGAGCCGGAGCGCGAGTTACCAGAACAATGGCAGATCGGTTGAAGGCCAGGTTTGCAGCATAGTCATTGCCAACGGTAACAGCAGTGTTATCTGCAACTGCTTCCAGCAGGCCAGGAGCAGCGATGGTGAATGAACCAGCTGCCAGAGCAGAAGTCACCAGATACTTGTTGCTGTCGCCGGTAAAGGTAACAACATCGCCAGCCAGGATAGTACCGGAGCCGGTATCTACGCTGATGGTGGTGTCGCCTACAGATGCAGCAGCGTCAGTCTGGTAGCTAGCACCAGTGCCCTTGGTGTGGCTGTTGATCTGAGCAGATTCACGGATGTCCATGCCAGCAGTTGACAGGATCACGCCCTGGCGCAGCATGGAATCATTGCCCTGCACGTCTACGCGAGACTGCAGACCCAGCATGTTGGCACCGGCAGCAGAGCTAACAACCAGCTGGTTGCCGGTCAGCGGAGCGCCGTTGTCCTTCAGGATTTTCAGAGCATTGGAGGCATCGGTGAAGTTGCCAGCAGTGCCGAAAGGAGTAGTGCCTGCAGCACCGTAGGCGCGAGAAGCGCTGGTGTACAGGTCAGCAATATCCTGCTCGACTTCGTTGCACAGAGTACGCATTGCCTGGGCGAACTGGTCGCGCAGAACATTCTGGTAGCCAGGACCATTTGCATTCAGACCGCGCTGCTCCTCGCCGTTGTAGCGGATCGCTACACCACGGGACTGAGAGATGCTCAGGGTCTTGTTGCCGATGGTCTGATCGCCAGTATC